CCGCTCAAATTGGATTTTCAACTACAGCCAACATTAAAGCTTTATGGTTGGCAAAAAACAAGGGCATTGATATTATCTACTCTCTCCCATCTGCGTCTGATATCAAAGACTTCGTATCAGGTAAAACTAACCGTCTTATTGACAATAATAAAATCTTCCAAGAATGGTGCGCAGACAAAGATTCAATTGAACAAAAAAGAGTCGGCAGTAATGTTATCTATTTTAAAGGGACTTGGACTGAGCGGGCAGCTATTGCGACTCCAGCCGACCTCTACATCTCGGATGAAACAGACCGCTCCAAGCAAGAAATAGTAACTCAATTTAAAACCCGTCTACAACATTCTAAATATAGTTGGGAGTGGTATTTCTCTAATCCGTCAGCTCCAGGACATGGCGTAGATAAATATTGGGAACAATCAGATCAAAAGCACTGGTTTGTTAAGTGTAATTGCGGAAATGAATGGTACATTACATTCGAGAATATTCTTTACGACGATATAAAGCCATATTTTGGGTGTTTAAAATGCGGTAAAGAACTCAATAGAAGGAACGGGAGATGGATAAGAAGATATCAAGACAAGGAAATATCTGGCTACTGGATTCCGTCTTTTCTAAATCCTAATCTTTCGGCTCAATGGGTTCTTGATAAGAAGAAGGAAATGAGTGAAGAACAATTCGCTAATTTCGTTCTTGGGCAACCGTATATTGGGAAGGGGAACATACTTACTAAACAGATGTTTACCCAGAATCTAACTGATAGAGTAAATCCCCAAGACTCGAGACCGATTATAGGGGTTGATACTGGTATAGAGATAAAGTATGTAGTTGGAAATAAATACGGCACATTTTTCTACGACAAGTGTAGTGATTATGCGCCAATACGGAGATTATTACTTCAGTGGCCGAACGCTATTGCAGTGATAGACCAAGGCGGTGATATTATTGGGCCACGCAAGCTTAGGGAGGAATTCCCCGGGCGTGTATTCCTATGCTTCTTTAGGGCTGATAGGAAAAATGACCAAATTATTCAATGGAATGATGATGATGGGACAGTAACGGCAGATAGAAACAAACTCATTCAACTGGTAGTTGATGAATTTACAGAAAAGAGGATGCCTGTCTATGGAAACGAAGCAGATTGGTACGATTACATGAACGAATGGTTGGGTATGTACAGGACAATGGAGGAAAATACGTTGGGGGTAGAAGTATATCATTGGAATAAGCCATCATCGGGAAGATGTGATTGGCCGTTTGCCCAGGTGTATCTACGTATTGGGCTGGATAGATTTTTAGAATCATCATCGACTTTCCATGACCCGTCTAACACTAGCTTTGGCTCCCCTGGCTATGAGGCTTTGCCAGATGGAACATCGTTTATGCCAAAAAGGTAATATCCCCCTATAAAACGCAGTTGTACGGAGTATCATTTGAGTATACATGGCACTCATACCTACTCCAGACGCTTCTCGAGGAATACTAGACGCTATTAAAGGATCGCTAGGTCTGTTTTCTGATACTAATAAAGCGTATGGGAATGACAAAACGAATCCCATTCCCATAGATGAATATGAATCCTCAATGAGCGAGGAAGAAATAATAATCTTAACCTCCCAATGGAAGAACCTCTATTCTGTATATTATCGAGATATTGAAAAAGGACAGAAACAATCCCGAGATTACTGGATCGGGAAACATAAAAATCAGGATTCATTAGGAACCGAAGACATAGCCGCCATCGATAATCTGCTTTTTGAATCAGTAGAGACTTTTTTACCAATCGCCACAAGGGCAAACCCAGATCCATTAATATCGGCTGATCCTTCTAACATAGGCCAAGAAATGGCTCATGCTATTAAAATTTCATTAGTTAATTGGGCAGATACAGTTAAACTTCGCCGTAAATTAGCCAGGATGACTAGAGGTTGGCTCCTGAACAGGATTGGCGTTGTAAAACTTTGTTGGAATCCTATCACGAAATCAATAGAACTCGATGTAATCAATGGGAGGAAAATGATTTTTGACAGAGATGGATATATTGATGAAGGTGGACATTTCGTAGGAGATTATATTGGAGAAAATAAGAAAATGACCGCAGAGAAGTTAATTGAAATGTTCCCCAAAAAGAGAACTGAAATATCGAAAAAGGCTCAGGGAAAGCTGGGGACAAAGATAGATTATATTGAATGGTGGTATTGCAATACGGATGTATTCTTTACTATGGATGATGTCGTATTGGGAAAATTCAAGAATCCTCACTGGAATTATGATGGGAAGGTGATTGATAAGGATCCGCTTACTGATGAACCTGTAGAGAGAGATATACAGGGAACTAATCACTTAAAACAAATGGCTAATCCGTATCTATTTCTTTCAGTTTTCTCGACTGGCGAGCAACCCCATGATGATACATCGTTGATTATCCAGAATATTCCCCTCCAAGATACTATTAATCGCAGAGAGAAACAGATCGAAGATAACGTAAGGGGGATGAACAATGGAATAATAGTATCGGGGACTGCCTTTACTGAAGAACAGGCCGCTCAAGCTGCCTCGGCTCTCAGAAGGGGCATGGCAATAAGAGTCCCGAATGGGAAAGTTGGGGACTCTGTAGAGTTCCCCCAACGACCAGGATTACCAAGTGATGTATTTGGGCATCTGAGAGACAGCCGACAAGAACTTAGAAATATATTCGGGACTGCCGGATCAAGTGCAGAGGGCGTCAAATCGCAGGAAACCGTAAGAGGCAAAGTTCTCGTCAATCAGATGGATTCATCCCGCATCGGCGGTGGCGTAACCGAATATATCGAACAGGTAGCAGACTCGATTTATAACTTGGTTGTACAATTTATGTTTGTCTATTATGACGATGAACATTTTGTTATTAGCGCTGGTCAAGTTGGCGGCACTGAATTAGTCACAATTAAAAACGATATATTTCCACTTTTAAAAACTCTCTCAGTAACTGTAAAAGAAGGTTCTCTAATTCCTAAGGATCCACTTACCCAACGTAATGAAGCAATAGACTTGTGGAGTGCTAATGCAATAGATCCTCGCACCCTATTCAAAAAGCTAGACTTTCCAGATCCAAACGAGGCTACCAAGCAACTGTTACTTTGGCAGATGGTTCAAAAAGGTGTTCTTCCTCCTCAAGCATATATTCCTGATTTCCAAGCTCCCCCATCGCCCCTACCTCAACGGGGAGTTGGTGATCAGAATATAAATACGATAGACGCATCAAATCAACCACAAATACCTACCCCAACATCTCAAGAGGCAGTCGGTCAGGAGAGCAAACAATTATTGCAGTCAGTTCCGGTCTGATTATCCCCCTAGGAGACTAAATGAACTAACATTATTATTAAAGTAATATGCCTAAATTTCTTGAAATAAAACTAAAAAAGGAGTATGGGGCTAAGTCTGATATTCCATACAAGATAATGAATAGGTTAGGTTACATGAAAGGCAACAAAGAAACAAAGAAAGGTCGAGTTGCCGAGAAGAAACATAAAATGAGTAAGAAAATCAAATAATGGCACACCTAGAAAAACAAATTAAAGACGAAGAAAAAGCAGAAAGAGAGTACAAGGGGTTGGCAAAGAAGAATCCAAAAGAAGCCAAAACTCTCAGAAGTATTGCGGAGGATGAAAGCGAACATGAGGATAAACTAGAGAAATTAGAGTCTAAAGAGAAGAAAAAAAGGATGGCTAAAAAAATTAAATCAAAATAGTCAGTAATCCGAGTTCTAGGGCACTCTTTATTAAAAAGCCCCGCATTAACAATCATAGCGGTTCATGGTCATCCGAGAAAACTTGTAATATATGAACAAGAAAGAATTTGATCTTAACGCCCCTGCCTTTGGCGATGGTGCACAGAAGTTAGAAGACCTAGCTAAAGTCGAGGAACCTGTAGAATCCTCAGTCGAGGAACCTGTAGAAGAAGTTAAGGAGAGGAAGGAAATTGTTGAATCAGTAGAGGAAAACAAAGTTCCTTACTCACGATTTAAGAAATTCCATGATCTAGCGTTAAAGTCCCAAGAGCAAATAGAGGAACTGAACGTTAAGTTGGAATCTCTTATGAATCCTGTAGTTGATGATGTTCCAGAGTTCTGGAAAGAACTTTATGGAGATTCAGAAACCTCTATAAAGGCCTGGAAAATACAAAGCAGACAGCAAGACGAGCTTATCGAACGGGCCAAGAAAGAAGCGACTAATGCTGTAGAACAGAAATTGCTAAGAGAGAAACAATTAGAGGAAACGAATCTTTCAAAAATTGACGATCATTTAGAACTCGTGTCGGCAGCCGCCGGTAGAGAACTAACTGAAACTGAAGAATCAATAGTATTAGATATCATTGACGAGTTCACCCCCAAAAATGAGGATGGAAGCTATGTCGGTACTATGATTTCTCCAGAGAAGGCTTGGGAAATTTATGAACTCAAGCGAGAAGCAATAGGAAGATCGAGGAAACAAACTCGGGATGTAATAGCAGGTCTTACTGGAAAAGGAACCCAAGGTGATCCAACTTCTGTTGAGGAACAGAATAAAAACTGGAAGCCATTTAATTGGAGTTCCTGGAGAGATAAGTTGAAATAATTAACAAATTAAACTTTAAGTAGCCTTATGGCAATAAACACTGTAACAGATTTAGCATGGGCGGCGGGTTTTATAGACGCAGATGGAACGATAACTATTAGACGACAGGTACGGGCAACGCCTCGGATTGGTCATCCAATAGTTAATATACAACATCAAGCATTGGTTCAAGTCGGACAAAGAGACTATCCAGAACAGAGAAAATCAATTGAGAAATTGAAGAATATATTTGGGGGTAGTATCTCCTACGGCGAACCAACATTACCGGGGAAAAATAGAATGATTGTTTGGCGAGTTGCCTCTCAGAAGGCATCTGACTGCCTAAAACAACTCTACTCCTACCTGGTAACAAAAAAACTCAATGCCGACATTGTTCTCGAATTTCATAACAATAAAGTTCTAAGCGCGGGACCAGTCAGAGTCCCTCCCGAAGAAATGTTACGAAGGGAACAGTTATGGACAAAAGTCCACGAACTAAATCAAAAAGGTGTCGTAAAACATTAATCGAGTTGCTGACTCAACTCAAATATCTATAGCTTTTGATAACGTTGTAGATACTCTAACTTTGGAAGATATTGTGCCAAATGTTGTCGATACGGTTCTTCGTTCGAACACATTTCTTACCAAAATGCTTTCTAAAACGAAACGTTTTAAGGCAGCAACACAAGACTTCCCTATTAAGTATCAAGTCGGTACGGCTATCCAGTCCTTCTTAGGATTTGATACCCTACCTACGAGTTTCACAGATACTCGTGTACTCATGAAGTACAATCCAAAATTTGTGGCGGCTAACGTAGCATTGGCGGGAACTGATATCCTTGCCAACAATACTGCGGCTAAAGTTCTTGATTTGACTGAAGTAGAAATGAAATCACGAGCGCAGGACCTAGCTGATGGCCTGGGAACTATGGCCTGGAGTGACGGTACTGGTAATTCAAGTAAAGATATTCTTGGCTTGGGTGCAATCGTTGATAATGGTAATTCTGTTGCAACGATTGGTGGACTTTCGCGTTCCACCTATACGACTTTGCAATCAACGGTTACAGCAGCATCTACCCTTTCATTGGCTACTATGCGTACTTTATGGAACGCTATTGCTGATGCTGGTGTTGCCCCTACTCGTGGTTACACGGATTATCCGACATGGGCATTGTATGAACAACTCTTACAGCCACAGGAAAAAATCTTTAAGGAAGTGAACATTGTTCCAAACTATAAAGGTTATGAAGGATTCGGCGGATTGATGTATGTTGGTATGGAAATTGTTCCAGACAGAAAGGCAACCACTGGTAACCTTGATTTCTTGAATGAGAATTTCTTGGATTTCTATGGTCTTGATGCTGACCTTGCAGCCTTCGAAGGTTCAAAGAAGGTCGGAGTAGCTTCGAAATTGTTCAGTGGTAATATGTACAATGAGGTAGACAATCTGGGATTTTACTGGACTGGATTCATTAAATCTAATAATCAGTATGCCTTTAATAGCTTCATTGTCTTAGCTGGAAATCTTTGTACGGATAATCCACGTCGACATGGAAGACTTACTGGCGTAACAACTGTTTAATTTCTTCTTCTTTAAACCATTGATGTAAATGGCTTCAAAGTAAAGATTGTAAAATACAATGTCTATAAAATTAGAGGAAATGATGAATGAGTTCCGTTATCCGTCTGGAATCAACACCGCCAAGAGTTTCACTACTACAAGTGATATATCTGCGGCTAATGTTACTTCATCGGCCACTGGAACTTTTTCTGCTGTTGCTAACAGTGGAGCGGAAACTATTGGAGGGACTTTGACCGTAACTGGTGTTTCGACATTTGGTGCGACTGGACAATTTAACGGATCTATAGGAGTAACGGGAAATGCAACTATTGCAGGCACCCTAGCTGTTACTGGAGCTGTAAATTTTCAATCTCCATTCGGTGTTGGTAATGCCGGTATCAAAGTCGGATCGCTTAGTGGGAATACTAATCCTACGGGAACCACTGGAGGAATTGGGTGTCTATTCATTAATTCCAGTTCAGGTGCAACTGGCGTAACAAATCGAATATACATCAATACCGATGGTGCAACTGGTTGGACCTATATCCAAACGGGCGCATAAGGTCGAAATCAATTAATTAATTAGTAAAAAAAATAAATGTCAACATTACGTAATAATCTACAAATAGTTCCACAGGAACTATACACATCATCAACCACGCAAGGAACTGATCTTGGTGCTCTTGCTACGACTGGTGATGGTCGTTACTACCGATATGCTAAGGTTGGTGCTACGGCTTTAGTCCCTGGTCAGGTTTATCAGGGTCCAGCTAATAGCAACGCTAACTGGAATCCAGTCGGCGGTCTTGGAGTCGGCCAAGCACAAGCTACTGGTCAAAATTCATTCACTGTGAGTGCTTCAATTACTCTTGCCGCAAATGATCTTGCCGGAGGAGTAATGTCGGTAGCGGTAACTCCTGGTCAGGGATATACCTACAAAGTAAAGAGCAATAGTGCTGTTTCTGCAGCTACGGGTGCTGTAATAACTTTGGAAGATCCATTGGTTACCAATCTATCAGTTGCTTCACGAGTAGTTTTCTACCCTAACCAATATA